CTGCATTATCTTTTAATATTGATTCATCGACAGGGACAGTAACAAAAATAACAGTTGTTGATCCTAATACACTTGATCCAACTGCTGCTCCAGGATCAATTTCAACTGATTCTGATGAAAGTTTATGGTAATTTATGGTAATTAAATGAATTTAAATGATTTTAAAAGATTAATTAGGCCATTACAAAATAAAATATTTCTTCTTTTAGGAAGAGCTATTTTAAAGGCAATTGATAATTCTGAAGGTACACAAAAAATACAAGTGATTGCTTTAAATAATGAAACAATAACAGGCATGGAAAGATTTCAAGAATATGGATTTGAATCGTATCCATTTACAGAAGCAGAAGTTGCGGCATTTTTTTTAAATGGGAATAGAGGTCACGGGATTGCTCTTTGTGTTCATGATAGAAGATATCGGCCAAAAGATTTATCTGAAGGTGAAGTTGCCATTTATACAGATGAGGATTCATCAGATTTTAGGATTCATTTAAAACGAAATAGAATATTTGATATTAAAGGTGATCAAAAAATAGAAACATTAGATACAAGTAAAACTGTAATAACCCCAATAGAAACACATACTAATGCAACAGAACATATTATTGATTCCCCTCAAGTATCTTTGGGTGGAGCTAATTTTGCAGCATTAAGAACCCTTATAGATTCAAGATTTATTACTTTATTTAATGCCCATGTTCATTCAGGGGTTACAGGTGGAGGGGCTAATACAGGGGTTCCAACCGTTGTTGGTTCAGAAGCAAATCAAGCTACAACAAGAGTAAAAGGCATATAAATTGTCAAAAGAAATAAACGACATAAGAATCACATGGCAGAATGAAATTGGAGATATTATTTCTGGTGATTTTAATTTTGATGTAAGTAGTCAGGATTTAGAAGCGTCAACCGGTCTTGAAACTGCTGTTATTATGAGTTTGTTTACAGATAAAAGAGCAAGGCCAGATGATCAATTACCTGATTCAGATAATTCAGATCGTAGAGGATGGTGGGGTGATTTAACAAGTGCCTATCCTAATGACCAAATAGGATCAAGATTATGGCTATTAGAGAGAGCAAAAACAACAGAGGACGTACCAATAAAGGCAAAAAAATACGCAGAAGAATGTCTGCAGTGGTTGATCGAAGACGGGGTTGCGGTTCGTGTGGAAGCCGAAGCAGAAAGACAAGGAACGCCAGGGAATGATATATTGGCATTAAAGGTTTTGATTTATCGAAAACATGGTGATTCACAAGCTGAGGAATATTATTACCAATGGTCTATGCAAGAAGGAAACTCATAAAGGTATATAAGGATACCTTTTTTAAAAGATCTCCTTGTATACAAAGAATTAGCCCTATAGAAATGGATTTTTAAAGGATATTAGATATGCCCTTCACCAGAAATACTTTGCAGGAAATTGTTGATAGAATAACAACAGATTTTCAAACCAGAATTACTGGTGCTGTTTCTCTTTTAAGAAGATCTGTTTTAAGAGTTATAGCACGGGTAAATGCTGGAGCTTTTCATTTGCTTTATGAATATTTAGATTATCAGGCAAGACAATTATTTGTATCAACAGCAGATGAAGCAGGGCTTGAAGCAATTGCTTCTGAATATGGGATTTCACGGATAGCAGCAGTTCAAGCGGTTGGTTCAGGGGCAATTACCGGGACAACAGGAGTTACAGTTCCAGCAGGGAGTCAATTAACATCAACTTCTGATAATTTATATGAAACTGATGAAGATGTAACAATTGCCGGTGGTGTTGGAACAGTTGCTTTTACCGCCGTCACTGCTGGGGAAGACGCTAATGATGACCCTGCAATTACATTAACTTTTGTTTCTCCAATTGCAGGAATAAGTACTTCATTAACTGTTGATGCGGATGGCATTTATGATGGGGCTGAAGAAGAAACAGATGATGCATTAAGAACAAGGGTACTCCTCAGAAAAAGGCAACCCCCTCATGGGGGTGCTTATTTTGATTATGAAGATTGGGCATTGGAAGTTTCAGGGGTTACACGGGCATGGTCATTTCCTCAATATATGGGAATTGGTACAATTGGCCTTGCTTTTGTTCGTGATAATGATACTTCTATAATCCCAAATGCAGCACAGATGGCAACAGTTAGAGCTTATATTGTGGAACATGAAGATCCTGGAACAGGATTAACAGTAGGATGCCCGGTAACGGCAGAACCAGGGTTAATTATGATTGCATTAGAACAACAATCTATTGATTTTTCAATATCAATTTATCCTAATTCTGCGGCTGTAAGAGCAGCAGTTGAAGATGCTTTAACAGATTTGATTGAAAGAGAGGGTGGGCCGGGCGAAACAATTTATTTATCAGAAATTAATGAAACCATTAGCCTTACAACAGGAGAACAATATCATACTTTAACTTCTCCTATTGCTGATGTAACAGCGGCGACAAATAAGGTTCATACATTAGGGACAATTACATTTTCGGATTATTAAATTTAAAGTAGGTTAAATGGCGAGAATAGCATTAGATTATCTTAGGTTATTACAATCTTTATTGCCAACTGGTAAAGCTTGGAATAGAGAAGAAGGATCTGTTCTAACAGAAACTTTATATGGCAACGCAGAAGAATTTGCTCGTGTTGATTTAAGGTCTGATAATTTACTTGCTGAAAGAGATACCCAGAAAACAACTGAATTATTGATTGATCATGAAATAGATTTAGGATTACCGGATGAATGTTCTGGAGATAATTTAACAATTGCAGAAAGAAGAAGAATTGCCCATAGTAAATTAATTGCATTAGGACAACAAAATCCAGCATATTATATTGAACTTGCTGCCGCTCAAGGATGGACAATTACTATTACTGAATTTTCTCCATTTTGGTGTGGATATCATGCGATGGGGGATTCATGTGGTGAACAAACAAATATATTTTATTGGAAAATAACAATCACTCTTGGTGGCGGAGAAATTATATATTTTACTTGCGGGTCAAGCCAATGTGGTGACCAACTTTCATATATTGTTGACACAAATTCTTTAATATGCTTGTTAAATAAATATAAACCAGGTCATACATCGTTGCTTTTTGATTATGATGGCCCTGAATTTGATTTTGCTTTTGGCCCTGGATTCGATGCATCACCATATTCAGGCGCATTATATTTAACAGGTGGCTTTTCACTTGGTTTTAGTATTGGATTTGAAAGAGGATCTGGTGCAGGTTTTGATCAAAATGGTTTTGATAATGGTTTTGAAAAATCATTTTATAATCCTGCTTTTGATTATACGACAGGAGGATTAGATTCAGGTTTTGATATGGGATTTGATTAAAATTTAAAAATATAAAAATTGTAAAATAAAAACAAAGGAGAGGAACAATGGCAGATACACAAAGAACACGAGCACAAATTTTAGCTTTGATGGCAGACAATGTAACAGGGCAGATTAGTCCACAGGACTTCCGGGATTTTATTGTTACTTTAATGGAAACTCCTGAATTTACTTATGCTGGAGATTTCTTTAATGGCCCTGTTGTTGCAGGAATTACGACTGATAAAACAACCAGAGGTTTTCATATTTATAGTCAGACTATGAATGATAATCATAGTGCTTCTTTTGGTCAACCGTTAGCTCTTGATGAATCTGGCTATTGGGTGCCAGCGGATGTTTCAAGAATTTCTTGTAATCCAGCTCGTGGTATTGCGGCAGATAGTTATGCCTCTGGCGCAACTAATGTTAAAATTTTAATTAAAGGGATTATCTATGATTCTGGGTTATCTCATATGAGCGGGCAACAAGGAAAACCAATGTATTTAGGTTCTGGTGCTGTTTCAACTTCTGGCCATGTTTCCGTAACTATACATACAAGCGGTAGCGCAAATGGTATTGTTGGTTATGTTCTTGGTTCAACGGCAGGATATGAAAGTACCTATAAATGGCATTTTGACGGAACTGGCAATTGGGGTATTATTGGCGTTTAAGGAGGTAAATTATGCATCGTACAGAAGGAACATACCACAACGGGAATTTGTTTACAGATGGCCCTCCTGGTACCATTGTTGAACAAAATTGGGCAAATGCTATGCAAGAAGAGGTTTGTAATGTTATTGAATCTGCAGGAGTAACATTAAAAACAGCGTCAACAGAAACACGAGATCAATTATTAACAGCATTACAAGCTTTATTTCTTCAGAAAACTGGAGCAATTGGGAAGAACGCTATTATCAATGGCGATTTCCGAATTAATCAAAGAAGCCCAGGCATTGTTTATACATCTGCTAATTTGTCTGGAACGGCCACCCCTGGAAACAATGACGATGTTTATATATTAGATCGTTGGATATTGCTTTCAGACGGAAATGATATTGTTGATGTTTCACAAAGCACAGAAGCCCCTGATGGTTTTCTTTTATCGTGTGCCTGTGATGTAGAAACAATAAATAAGAAGTTTGGAATATTCCAACCAATTGAACAAAAGAATTGTATGCATATGGTTGGAGATACAGTTTCGTTATCTTTTTATGCTAAAGTTTCTGATATCACTAAACTTGATAATATTAAAGCTGTTGTACTTTCATGGGATGGTGTTGCCGATACAATTACAAGTGATATTGTTTCTGCTTGGGGGGCAAATTGGACGGCAGAACATACTCCTTCAAATTTAGGAGTAACTGCTTCATGGGTAAAATATACAATTCCTAATATTTCAATTGATACTGCAGACACAAAAAATATTGGGGTATTTATTTGGAGTGATGGATTTTGTGATACCCTTGGAACGTTTCTTTATATTACGGGAATACAGTTAGAACCTGGAGTTGTTTCGTCTGAATATGAATGGCGAAATATTACTGATGAATTAGCGTTATGTCAGAGATATTATTGTAAAAGTTATGATCAAAATGTTGCACCGGGGTCGGCTGATGAAGATGGAGAATGCTTTTTTGCTACTGATGCGGTAGCATTGGCAGATCATCTTGTAGAAATTCCCGCTTATTTTCCTGTAGTAATGGTAGGGGTTCCCTCAATTGTTCTTTATAGTCCTGCAACAGGACTTTCCGGGAAAGTATTGATGGCTGCTGGCGATGTAGTTGGGGTTGCTTCAAAGATAGGAGATAATAAAATAAGTAAGATATCGGGAACTAACGGAGCAGCATCTGTATCCAGAATAATGGCGGCACATTATACTGCTTCCATAGAATTATAAGGAGGAATAATGTATAAATTAACAAAATCAGGTATTCAAAACTTAGAAACCACAGAATTTATAGAAAATATGAATAGCCGTCAGGGCCGTAAATATCAAAAATGGCTTTCTGGAGGGAATACTCCTGAACCTGAATTTACAAAAGTAGAATTAGCAGCTAAAAAAGAATCTGATATCAAAAGAAAAGAAGGAGAACTTATTCAGGTTCAAATTCAATTTGATATGGCTACTGCAAAAAATTTTTCAATTGCAGAAGATTATGGGAAGCAATTAACAAAGCTTGAATTAGAATTGTCTAAATTTAAAAAGTAAATTTATTTTTTAAATAAATTAGGATTAATTTCAAGAGCCTTTTTTTGTGCTTTATTTGCTTCATCGTTTTTATTTAAAGCGCCAAGGCATGTTGATTTATTATACCATGCTTTATAATCATGAGGAAATTTTTCAAGATAATTTTCATAAGCAATTAATGCTTCATCGTACATTTTACTTTCTTGATATATCTCACCAACCCGGACAAGGAAATGATCGTATTCATCGGTCATTTCCATTGCCTTCCCGATTTCCTTTAGTCCTTCTTGTGTTTTATTATTGACAAGAAGGACTTGACCGAATTCAAATTTAAAACCGGCATTATCTGGGAAATCATCAGTGAGTTTTTGGTATTCAATAATGGCTTCATCTAATTTCTTTGAATGATGTAAAGCCGTAGCATATCCCCATCGGCCTTCAATTTCCTCTGGCAATAATTCAGTTGCTTCTTTTAATAGTTTAGTTGCTTCTTCAAAATCTTTTCCTTTTTTCCCGATTTCTTTTGCTTCTTCAATTAGTTGGTTGTATTTAAGGAGCTTTCGTTCATATGGGAGGTTTTCTTTTTCATTTAATCTTGCTTGTTGGATGGCTTCCTGCCTTAAATTTATTGCCTTGCTATAAATTTCCAACGCTTTATTATATGTTTTCAAGTTTAAACATTTATCCGTAAGCATAATTTTATCAGAATCAATAAGAGGATGCGCCCAATTTCCGGTTTCAAAATAACTTTCAGCATCATCCAGATTGATTTCTTCTTTTATAATCGGCCTTAACAATTCATCATTTTTTGTATCATTGTATTCTTCTAACAGATTTAATGTTTCTTTGTAAGATTTTCTCAAAGATTCTGATGCTTTTTTGGCTGTTTTCAAGATCAATGAATTTCTTTTAATCCTGATTTTTGCTATTTCAATATCCTTTAGAAAATCAATTAAACCACTTTCAGCTTTTAATTCCCGGCCTTGGATTTGCCTGGATGCCCCGTAAATGGCAACATTAACAAGTGGATTTCTAATTGCTCCCTGATGTGCCTGTGTTGAATGATTATAGTTGATTTGTGATAGTTTGATAAAATGTTTTAATTCAGGTTTTTTAATTCCTTTTAATAAATTTTCATAGAATAAATGATTAAATAATGTGAAATCCTGTCTTGCTTCGCATTCTATTTTTGCTTCTGTTATTATTTTATT